AGATTATTCTTTGTTCTTTATAATCCTAAAAAGAAAGTTAGGAAAGGCGGTAACATCTCTATGTCTGAGTGGTGTGATAAAGAAGGGATCGGATGGTGTACCTTAGAGGAGTTGTTTGATGCCTTTGCCACATAATCAATTTGTCAAAAGACTAGCTAACTTAGCTGAACCAGCTTTTCTTTGTGAAATACTAGGTATAACTTCTGAAGATATAATAGAAGAATTTAAACATTTAATAGAGGAAAATGAAGAGGTTCTTAGAGAAGTTTACGATATAGATTTAAACTTAGGGGAGGAAGACGATGGATGAAGAAGGTAATTACAGAGATGAAAACCAAGACAACATGATGTTTATGGTTCCTGATATTTTAGTAGCCAGAATGGAGCAAGTCAGAAGACTTATAAAAGATATGAAATCTGCGGATCAACAGCAAAAAGATTTTCTAGTTAAGGGAGCTACTCTTTTACTGGACAGTTGTGATCCAAGATACTACGGAATTAACATGGCAAAACGTGATAATGTAACGCCATTAAACTAGGGAGTGGGACCATGGACATAATAGCTTTAATAGTTACTATGTTGTTGATAGATGGAACAGTAACTTCTCAGGGGTATAAAGCACCACTAGGGACATCTGTTGAACAATGCCAAGAAGAGGCAGAAAATTTAAGAATTTATTTACATTCAACACAACCAGTTCTTGACGTAAATACTCACTGTGTTATACTAACAGTACCGATTGATAAAGATAAGAAGATAAAAAAGAAACCAAAAGGAAGAGTTGTATAATGACCGATGTATTTGTTAAGCAGATAGGTGGAGATCACTATTCTAAACTAGAGATACAGCCTACGGAGTATATAGTCAAGAATAAACTAGGGTGGTGTGAGGGTAACATTGTCAAGTACATAACCCGACACCAGCAGAAGGGTCAAGCCTCTGACATAGATAAAGTTATTCACTATGCAGAACTAGCAAAAGAACTTTACTACGGCAAGAAATAGCAATGCTCTCTCCGCTAGTCATCTGCCTTGCTTTAAACATATACTGGGAGGCCAGAAGTGAGGACGCTAAACATGGTATATATGCTTTGGCTGCTCCTGCTTTAGTTGTTTTAAACAGGGTTAAACATAGAGACTACCCTAATCATGTATGTGATGTAGTTAAACAAAGTGATACCTACCGCAACGGATTTCCTAAGAAAAACAAATGCCAGTTTAGCTGGTACTGTGACGGTAAATCTGACAAGCCTAAAGATATAACAGCGTGGAGATGGTCACAGAGAATAGCTGAGTTAGTAATTACTGGAGGTATAGAGGATGTAACTGAAGGAGCGACACACTATCACGCATATTATGTTAAACCTAAGTGGGTTAAACAGAAAGTGTTTATAAAACAAATTGGCAGTCACTTATATTATAAAGGGAAAAAGAATGGAAAATGAAACTAAGTATGGAATGGTTGTGCCTATATCAGACGAGATTGATTCGATTAAGTATCGCCAGAGTGGGGAAGATTTTTATGGTAAGGTAGTAAGGATAGCAGGAGCACTTAAGGATTCCCCAGATCACTTTGAGTCTTTTAAAGATGCACTAAGACATATGAGGTTTCTTCCAGCAGGTAGGGTACAGAACGCCATAGGAGCCACTAGGCAGACTACAGCGTTTAACTGCTTTGTGAGTGGGGCTATAGATGACAGCATGGACTCTATCATGGGCAGGGCTACAGAAGCCGCTGAGACTATGAGGAGAGGTGGTGGTATAGGCTATGACTTCAGTAGGCTACGTCCCAGAGGAAACAGGATTAAATCTTTAGATTCTAAAGCGTCTGGAGCAGTAAGCTTTATGCAGATATATGATGCAGTGTGCCAGACAATAGCCTCCAGTGGTCACAGGAGAGGCGCACAGATGGGTGTCTTACGAGTAGACCATCCAGACATTGAACAGTTTATTACTGCTAAGAATGATGGAACTTCCCTTACAGGGTTTAATATTTCCGTAGGTGTTACTGATGATTTTATGCAGTGCTTAGAAGAAAAGAAACCTTTTAAGCTAAGGTTTGAGGGGGAGACTTATGATGAGATAGACCCTGTAGCTCTATGGGATATAATTATGAGGAGCACATGGGACTGGGCAGAACCCGGAGTGTTGTTTATTGATACCATTAACAGGATGAATAACCTCTATTACTGTGAGACTATTGAGGCTACTAATCCATGTGGTGAACAACCACTGCCACCTTACGGTGCTTGTTTACTGGGTAGTTTTAACCTGACTAAGTATGTAGGGGCAGGAGCGTTTGACTTTGGTTTGTTTACTGGTGATATAAACAACGTAGTCAGGGCTATGGACAACATTATTGACAGGACTACATACCCTCTTAAGGAACAAGAGCAGGAAGCCAAAAACAAACGTAGGATGGGGCTAGGTGTGACAGGACTTGCCAACGCTGGTGAGATGTGTGGTAAGCCTTATGCTTCTGAGGAGTTCATAGAATTTTCTAGGGAAATATTTAAAGTTCTTAGAGACTACTCATATGCTGCCAGTGCTGATCTAGCTGCTGAGAAAGGATCTTTCCCTTTATATGACGAATACCAGTACACTAAGGGTAAGTTTTATGCTACCTTATCTGCTTGGGTAAAACGTAAGATCAAAAAGAATGGTATTAGAAACTCTCACCTTACTTCTATAGCCCCCACAGGTACAATAAGTTTAACTGCGGATAACGTAAGCTCTGGCATAGAGCCTCCCTATAGTTTATTTTATGATAGGACTATACAGGAGTTTGATGGACACCAAATACAGAGGGTAGAAGACTATGCCTATAGACAGGGTGTATCAGGTAAGACTGCTAACGAGATCAGTGCTCAGGATCACCTAAAGGTACTGGCTATGGCATCTGAGTACATAGACAGTGCAGTATCTAAAACTTGTAATGTGGGAGATAGTGTAGACTATGAAGAATTTAAAAACTTATATAGTGATGCGTGGAAAATGGGATGCAAAGGCATTACTACCTTCAGAGCATCAGGTAAAAGGTATGGTATTTTAAATGAGGTTACCAAGGAAGATCCAAAAGCGGAAGCTTGTTTCATTGACCCACAAACAGGCCAGAAATCCTGTGAGTAAACCTAAGGATCTAACGTGGAAAGTTAAATGGGTTTCCACTATTATCCTTATGTTTGGAATGATTCTCACAAGCCAAAATCTTTACCCTTACAATTTAGTAGTTCATATTGTAGGGACTATGGGGTGGGGGTATGTATCTATTGTGTGGAATGATAGAGCCTTAATAGTAATAAACAGCGTAGCTCTATGTATTTTTACAAATGGATTAATCGCTTACTTTGTAAAAACTATCGGATAGGGTAGTGTATCTTTTGACATCTACCGCAGTAGTTTATTACTTTACCTTCTTTATGTCCGATAAGCGCACAGATAATAGACTTTAAAAATTGAGCCAAACTGTCTCTCCTTTTAAACTCGTACGATTCATGTCTTAAAACATATGAGTACACTATCCCTAGCATTACTGTCTGTTCTTCCAAGTAAACTCAGATAGCTCTTTTAGGTTAAAATCAATCCTAATATTTTTTCTTTTTGCTTTTTGATTTCTTCTTTTTAGATTTCATTTTAGCTACTTTATAATTAGTCATTTTCTCTTCTCCTCCTTTCTCTTCTTTCTGCGTCCTTTTCAATTCCACCGCCTATCCAATAGTAAGCTATGGGGCCAACTAAAGGTAAACCTTTTAATGCTTTTCCATAATTAGGATCATCTTCAAAAGGCTCTATTACTCCTGCTGTGACTGAATCTAACAAAGGCATTGCTGGCATTATAGTAGATGCTAACCCTTCTCCTATTCTTCCCTGAGAAAAATATTTTTCTGCTGTATACCTATTAATACCGTATACTCCCAACCAGCTCCACAAAGCTTCATCAGGAATATCTTCTGGGGATACTTCTTTTCCTAAAGCAAAATCTTTTATAGTCCTAACGCCCACATTTCCAGCCATTAAATACGTAGTTAATAACGCTAAGTTTTTTAAACCCTTTGCTCTTTTTCCTTTAGTTTTTAAATTTTGATAAACCTCTCTTCTTGCTACATCCCATTGTTTTAAACTAAATGATTTAAGCATATAAAATATTCTAGCATTTGGATTCCTTAGCCACGCTTCAGACATTTCACTTAGTCCTACAGGCTGGTAATCTAGCAGTTCAGAAGCCATCATAGTTTTTACTCTGTCTGTCATAACACCATCTTTTAAATCTTGTATTAAAACATTAAATTCATCTCCAAACATAGGCTTATACTTTTCTTTTAATTCAGAAATTCCTTTTGCTGATCTGGACAATTTTATATTTTTTCTATAAGAAGCTTCTATCCAAGTATTTTTCCCTAATCTATCTACATACCTAAAACCTGATTTTCTAAATACAAAATCTACTCCCTTAGCAAACTTACCTAAGTCTGAAAATTCTGCACTTATGCTATTTAAAAATCCTAAATCATCTACAGTTACTTTTTGCCTTCCTGTTATAGACCTAGCAAATGATATAGCAGTATTAATTCCTCCTTTTAAACCTCCTGATGTACCTAAATCTGCAAGCTGAGTCATTGCAGATATTGGGTTTCCTATTGTACTCATGTATCCAATATCTCTCAAAGCTCCTAAACTTTTATTCATGCCTTTTTCACCATGAACAAATCTAGCATTTAATATATCTTTAACTTCTTCTTCAGCATCAGATTTTAACGAGCCATTCCTTACTCTTTTAGCTATTAAATTAGTAATGCCTCCCTGTAATTCAAAATTAGTTAGGAACCCTTCACTGAGTCTTACCTTTTTACCGTCAACCATATAGTAATTTTTAAGTTTCCCACCGTTTAAAAACTTGTTTTTTTCTATAGAATTAATAGAACTTCTTATATATTTTTGTATAGATATATCAGACCCATCATAAAAAGGTCTTAAGTGAGAAGGCACTGTATCTAATTTTCTTTGCATATGATGCTTAGTAAAGACACTTCCTTTATCAGTTACCCATTGTGGAACAGATCCTTCCTTTGTTGGTCTTGATATTAATTTATGTCCAGTTATTATTTTCTCCATAATTTTTTCATCCATAGCAGGAGTTAAATCTTCGGTATTTATTCCTTTAATACTAGCATACATATTTCTAGCATTAGAAAAAACCTGAGATTCATCTTTTCCCATAGATGCTTTTAGTTTTCTATAATCGTTTATTGACCTAGGAAAATAATTTTTTATATCATCAAACTCGTGACCTGCTTGCTTTAGTTGTACTTTTAAATCATCCAACACTTTTAGAGTAGCATCAAAATGTGGCTCTAAATCAGGAACCCTTTGTCTCATTAAGTTTCTTGCTGCATCAAAGTTACCGTCCTGTATAAGACGGTCAAGATCATCCTTTACATTAGACTGAACTTTAGACATTCTTTCTATAAAAGGTTTTACTTTTTCAAGAGCTTCCCATGTATGTCTAGCTGATTCAACATCATGTCTTCGTAACTGTGCTCCCATGTGGTCATCTATATTAGTAAGTCTAGTGCTAATAGATCCAAAAAGTCTATCTGCTCCCTTAGTAAATCTTCGTAACATCGTATCGTCTGTAGTAAGAGCATTGTCTAGTTCTCTTTTAGCAGGATCAGCAAGTTTTATATAAGGATCTCTTCCTATATCTTTGTATGCCTTTTCTACTTTAAAAACATTTAATCCTAACTCCTCCGATATTTTGCCAAGATCGCTTGCTTCAACAAGCTCACCTTCATCTACCCTCCTGCCTATGTCTTTTTCTACCCTATTAACAGTGTTTTGAGCAGCACGAGAAGCAAGTTTATCTAGACCAAGTTTAATACCGCTTCCTAAAAGAGCAGCACCTCCGGTATATAAAGCAGTTTCAAGAGGATCTATTTCTCCTTTAGTTCTATATTGTTCTGAAGCTGAGTAAGAACCCCCAAGTGCTCCTGACGTTGCAGCAACACCCTTTAAAGTTTTTCCTAAAGGAATTAAAGTAGAGGGGCTTTTTAAAATAGTACCTGCTACTTCTCCAGCAGTAATCCAACCGTCATCTTGCCTCATCATTTCGGTTCCCCACTCCTGCATTAAATCTCTTTCTCTAGCACGTAAAATCATCTCCCTTCGTTCTTCTGTAGAAGCTTCCATAAAACCTTTTCCGTATGCTTTGCTTGGAGAAATGTAACTAAATCCATTAGTAAAATCAAAATCAAACCTTCCTAAAGGAAGCCAGCTTTCAAGAGTATCAGCCAGCCCTGCTTCAAAAGATACTGACTTATCCCAAAAGCCATACACAACCTTGTCTACAAGATCGTCATGCGATTTTTTATGGAGTTTGTTGTCTATAATTTGATCTTCGGGTTCAGCCCCGTCCATCTGAAGATATTTATTATTTTCTATATCCTCTTCAGTAAGAACGTAGCCTTCTTCTCGCTTATCCCCTTCATTAGAAAATTCACGAATAAGGTTGTTACCTTGAATTTTATCTCCGGGTAAAGCTCCGTCTTGCCTTAAATATTTATTCTGTAAAATATCATCGGCAGTAAGAACATAAGGTTCTGACATTTTAAATTGTCCTTTTGTTATCTACCGCCTGTATAACCAGCAGCAGGACTAGTATTTAATTTGCTATTTCCACCGCTATTACTAGATTTATCAACTAAACTTCTTACTGCTTCTGATAATGTTAATACTTTTCCCTTTAAAACTCCTCTTTTCATAGCATTAATAGCATCTTGAGCTATAATTGCAGAAGTATCTTTGTTTATTCCACCCAAATCAGCACCAAGACCTGCACCACCATATTTTTTCTTTAAGGCATCTCCTAGCTTAGTATCACTCCCCGGAAATATACCTGATTCAGCATCTACTATTTTTTGAACTCCTTCAATAGCATCTTTTAATTTTGGAACACTACTGATTCGTGCTTTTAATGTTTCTCTTTCTAAATTAGCTGCGATTGTAGCTTTTTGATTTTTTATAAGTTCCTTTCTATACTCTCTTTGGTCTTTAACTTTTTCTTGTTCAAGCTTGTTTCCATACTCCGCACGTTTCATTTTCATAACAGTGTCAGCAGCATTGCCATAGCCCATAGATGCAAAGTCGGCTGCTAATCTATTATATTCATCTTCAGTTATCTTACCATCTGCTGATGCGTCTTTATATTTCTCCATCATTATTTTTCTATCGTTATCTATTTTAGCTGCTTTTGCAAGTTGCTTTCCTCTGGGTGTCTCTATCCCAAACATACCAGCACCCTGCTCAAGACCCCCTTGTAATGCAAGTTCTCCCTGTCTTACATTCCTACTTATGTAGTCAGGTATGCTACCGAACCTTGCTTTCTGGACTGATGCTTGATCTTGAGCGTACATTTGATTTTGTAAATCATCATAACCAGTACCCATGCTTTTAAATAAACCTTCTCTAGCCATTAGAACCACCCTCCTCCTTCATCAAAACTATCCATAGTAGTATCGCTAAATGAATCAGCGTAAGCATCATCAAAAGAATCAGAAGCACTATCTTCAATTCCTGCAAGCCCTTCAATTCCAAGATCGCCATAGTCAAAATCAAAATCATAGATATTAGACATATTATCAGTAATTTGTGCTACCTGTGACATCCCTTCTGCTACATCTCTAATTTCGTTATATCCAGCATCAGGCAATAATTCCGCTGCTCTGTTTAAAAATGCTCCTGCATTGGTATTAGCAAGATCCTGTACTGCTCGTTGATTTGTAACATTAGAATTTGCTACATCTTGAAGCATAAAAGGTGTATCCTGTCTAAAGCCCATGTCTTCGGTAGTTACTTGTGTTGGAAATTCGTCTGCTCCGAAATGTAAAGCACCTGACTTAATAGCATTGTTTAACTCGCCAGCAGTTATATATCCGTAAGGTGTCTCTACATATCTACCGGGATCAGACTGAGCTAAATTTTCTATTTGATTATCAAGATTTAAGATGCCTGTCTGAGCACCTCCTCCTCCGGCTTCTGGAGATTCCCACCTAGAAGTTCCTACAAAGGGGTCCATAAATATATTTGATGCTTGGTTAAGAGGATGGTAGCCGCCCATTGCTTGACCAATAGCTCCAAAGAGTCCTATAAGCGGAGCACCAGCTACACCAGCAGCACTTAATATAGAGGGTGCTAATTTACTTAAACCAAATCCCATCTTTTCTCCCCCAGTTAAATTAGGATCATAAAGAAAATCTGTTCCTCCCCTTATAAGACTGTTTTGAAAAGACCTTCCAGCCCTATCTAAACCTGTATTATCATTAAACTTCCATCCATCTTTTGCTTGTGCTTGGTTAGTTTCTATATACTCTTGTACTGGGTTCGTAGGTTTTCTACCGGGTACTGCTTGGCTTACGGATGCTGGTAAAGAGGGACCATAGCTAAAATCTCTATCTCTAGAAAACATACCACGAGGTGCAGATGTAGTTTGTTCAACTATGTTATCACCGGGTCTAATATTCCATTGAGGATGTTCGGGCTGACCAAATCGGTGCATTACTAAATTATTGCTAAAATCAAGTATAGGATAATCACCTAAATCACGACCAGCAGCATTACCAACTTGACTTTGAAATCCGGCATCTACACCGCCTCTTGGGTTTACTGCTCTAACTTCATTATTAACAACAGGTTGCTGATCGAAACGTGGATCACCTCCCCTACTCAGCATATATCTTCCTAAATCAGAAGGACCACCTAAACTATTTTTTGCTCTATCAACATCTTTTTTATTAAGAACATCGGCAGTATATAGTTCCCCTCTTGTTACAGGAACATCTCCTAAACCTCCTTGTGTAACTTTTACAGAATCTAAAGGAAGTGCTCCTCCTCCAAGCCTCATAGCATCTATAAACGGATCTGTAGGTTTATCAAGAGAACCATAACTAAGTTCTTGAATATCTGATAATTCTGTATTACCTTTAGAAGTATTAAATAATCCAGTAATATTACCTATAATGTTATTTAAAAAACTAGGATCAAATTGTATATCTGCTGCTGGATCTACGTCCATATCAGAACTGGTAAAAGTATCTTCACCTGAGGTTTTACGTCTACGTTTTTTACCTAAGGGAACAACTCCGGGATTTCCTGTCTTATCATCTACAACAGCAACAGCCCCTCTGTCTTCTAACCACTTAACTAAAAATTCAGGTAAATCATCTCTTATTGTAATAGCCATAACAGTTCCTTATTGTATTAAGCAGATTTAACTTGTATAACAGTAGCAGGTTTTTGTGGTCTAAATAATCCTGATACTGCATTACCAAACGATCCTAAGGCTGTACCTCCTGCTGCTCTAGAGTTAGCTAACAGAGCTTCTCCTGCCTGTTGAGAGGCTAATCCTGAGGCTGCTATATTCCCTAAGCTTCCTCCTATACCTCTACCTATATTAGCCATTTGTATAGGAATATCAAGAAGTCCAGTAGCAGTAGCCAAGTCTCCCTTTTCTCTACCCAGTAAACCAGATATTAAATCCTGTGCTCTAGAAAAAGATTGCTGTCTTCTACCCATATCTGCTGTTTCAAATGCAGTCTCTAGTGCTTCTCTTTCTAATGCTCCACCAGAACCACCTAAGCGTCCCTGAGCAAGTAAACGTGTCTCTAAGTCTGATCTACGTAAATTTCTTTCTTTGTCTACTAGAGGTTGTTCTTGTTGGTAAAATAAATCACCAGCTTCAAAAGGATCTAGCCCTGCATATTGCATAGCCTGTCCACCAAATAAACCACTCCTGTCTAAAGCTCCTTGGTATATATTAGATAACTGAGGAGATAAGTTAAGAAGTCCAGTACGGCTATCCATATCATAATCTACTGTACCTCCAAGACTTCCCATACCAAAGGGTTGTCCTGCTGCTATTGCATCCTTAGCATTTTGTCTTAGAGCCTGTGCTTGGGTTTCTGCTGCCTGTAAAGCATTTGAAGCATTTGACCTAGACCCTAAGAATCCTAAACCTGCTCCAAGAAGACCACCAACTCCAGTTGCTCCCCCTAGTGCTTGACCTATCGTATCAAAAATACTCATAATCTTACCTCGTTTTCCCTTGCTTTGTTAATAATGTTGTAGACACTAAACTTGAAAAATCACCAACTACTTCAGTAATCATTTTTAACCTTACTACTTTAGCTGTTCTTGATAATGGTACTTTATACTCAGCAGGTCCTATTTTAGAACTAAACTTAGCTGTTCCGTATAAAGATGTAGACGCTCCGTATAGTGCAAAGTCATCATCTGCTGCTAAATTAAATACCTTTCTGAGTGGGTTAATAGAGTCATAGTCTACAAAAACCTGTAGTGTAGTGGAACACCCTCTTCCACCTGAGTAATTAAAGATAGCCTGTTTTAATATTTTAGTTATTGTAGGCTCACCAAAGTCTAACCAAGGAGTTGCCCATGCGTAGTTGTATAAGTTATTAGTTGTGCTCCAACATTTTGATCCATCCCATGTTCCTCCTGCTGTGCTACAGGCTCCTGAGCTTCCGTTAGTAGATGTAGTGTCTGTTATAGATACGTCATACCAACCGTCATATAAAGCAATATTAGCAGTTAATCCCAGTATAAGATCACCGCTTACTGTACTTACTCCACAGAGAGGAGCATCTGCAAAATACCATGTAGTAATTTTTGGTATGGTTATTTTATTTGAAGCAGAAAAATCAAATACATAAGCCAGTTTATTTTCTGGGACCATCATTATTAATAAACCTTCTTCCTGATGATACACAGATTTTATTGTAGATAAGTCTGCTGTAGACAAAAAGAAGGATAAGCTATTACGAACAGATATAGATAAATCAGACACAGGAGCTTTACCGTCTGTCTCTGTAATACGTCCTAAGGACTGTAGGCCCTCGTAGCTCATAAACAGAAGCTCTGCGCCTACATATACTATATTATCTCTACCTGCTAACCCTACGCCCTGTATAAGCTCGTCTAGGGTCATTGTAGCAGGGTTGGACGCACCAGTATAAATAGCTATATTGTTTTTACCAAAGATAACTATCTTATCCATGATAGCACCTAAACCTACAATTTCATCTGATCCCCATACAGTCCTTAAGTCTAGTTTACCAGCAGCACCGCCAGTTAATTTTTCACCTATAAGGTTATCTGAGTATAGTAAAACCCCCGGATCTTCAGTAATACCTCCGTACCACATACGTCCAAAGTTTCCTAAAGCACACGATGGATTAAATGTAGTTACTCCTGAAGGAGCAGCGTAGGCTCCCAAGTCTTCTACATCGTACCAGCTAGTGCCGTCATAATTAATAGGCTTGTGGCCCGACTGTACACCCCAGAACTCATTATTAAAATTAACCCATTGCCAGTTAGAGTTTGAAATAGTCTGTGGAGATCCTGAAAATGTTTGTGCCGTAAGTGTCTCTGGTGTAGTAGATGTATCCCTTTTATAAATATATGCTCCAGATGCAGCGTAATACTCTGTAGTCCTGTCTGATTTAACAAACTCTCCTATAGATTTAATAGGACTTGCTACAGTTTTAGATACAGCCTTAATACCCTTACGTGGTCCTATGCGTCCTTGGAAGTCAAAGACTACATTACTGGACTCAGTAAGCCACTCAGGACCTAGAGTAGCTGCACTCCCCTGAGTATTAAGTCCGGCTCTTCCCATGCCGTCTAATCTTGTAGGTCTAAGCGGTTTAGGTGGCATACCAAACAGTCTCGTTTAAAGTTCTACTTGAGTCTTTACTAATAAAATCAGCCAATGCTTTTTCAAATCTACCACCAGCTATACTTGCAGTTGTTCCTCCGTCTTCTCCTCGTTCAGCTAATGCTAAAGAGTATGCTCCTAATACTACAGGCTGCTCTGGTACAGTAAGTGTAGTAGTAGCTTCTGTTAAGTCATCCTGAGGTAAAACCATGTGTACTTTAACTGTATACGCTGCGTCAGGCGTAGGATAAAAAGATATATCAGTTCCGTTTAATCTGTAAAACAACGGAGTTCCTGTCTGTGTAGTACCTACAAAAGTAAAATTGTAAAAGTCTGCATCTGACATCTGAGGAACTACAAGGTCATTTGAGTCATCTATTACTTGCAGTATTGTAGTACGATTTGTAGCTGAGGGTATAGCATATGTAGCAGTAGATGCACTTGTAGTTACTGTCTGAAGTGATCTTAAAAAACTCCAAGACCATGCATCCTCTACTATTTGTTTAGCCTCGTTAACAAAATCACCTATTAACTTTTGATAATCATCAGCATCAGAATCAGCTAAGTCCCCTATCCAATCTGCTGCTACAGTATCTTCTCTTAACCTTCTTAATACTTTGTTAATAATTGATCTATATGCCATTATAGCTAATCCTCACTTAAAAATAAATCTCTTTCTGCATATCTTCGCCTGAGAAGACCGGGAATTACTTTCTTATTTGCATACTTCCACTTTAAAAACTCATCAGCACAGCCTTGGTAATTCTCCCTGTTTAATCTCATTCTAGCTGTACTTCGTTGGAAAGCCCCTGAACCTACGTTATATACAAAACTACATATTGCTGAAAACTGATTAGGCGTTACTGGAACTTTGACTAATTTGCTTACTTTATATTCTATTGATCCTAAGTCTCTCTGCATTAATTCCGTAGCCCTACTTTCTGTCACAGGAGGATGGTCTGGTGTTACTCTTTTGTTATCCTCTCCGTATATAGATCCAAAACCTATTGTCCATATTCCAGCTACGCACTTGTATGGGTCAGAAGAAAATCCTTCAAAGCTCTTTATTAAATCTAACCCTTTATTATTTATTACTTTGACCATTTACTTACTAATCTCTGACCAAACCAGAAAGAAATTATCACTGAAAATATACTTACTATTTCATCTGACCAAAGGTATTTAAAAAGTTCTACACTAATCATGTCAAAAGCAGACAGAAAAGTTAACAGAACAAATTCTAAAAAGAAAAAATATGTTATTACTGGACGAACTGTAGCTGACAAATTAACTACCCAAGTGCTTGCTCTTTTAGTTTGCTCATCAGCGTTCTTATGTACTGCTACATTAGCTTCACCTACGCTAGTAATTACAGCTTCATCTCTTCTATCTTGAGATTGTTGAGCCATTATCTTTAGCTCATGTTCTTTATCCCTAGTATCTTGCTTGGCATCCATATACTGTTTAAATATGGAGGGGCCTGTAGAAGTAACAAAACCTAGTAAACTACCTAAAAGTGAAATCATGTTATACCTTAGTCATACTTTGGAGGAGGAACATATTTATGTGCGTTGTTGTGAGAAGATAAATACTCTCCTCTAAAGTTTTCTAAATCGCTTCTTAACCTGTCTAATCTTATTTGTGCTACATCATCAGCAGCGTGAAGTTTTTCTAATTCTCTATGTTGTGACTCTAATCTTTCTACTGATAAAATTCCTGATATTACTTTAAGTCTTGTACGTATTTCACTTTCAAAACTAATACCAGCGTTTTCTACTTTGTCTAAATCGTTAGCTATATTTCCTAATTTCTTGGTAATAGTTTCTCTAAATAAATCAAAATCTTCAGATAAACTTTTAAGCTGTTGCCTAGCAACTGCCATAGCTCCAATTATAGCTACTAAAACACTTCCTATTTGAAGCAGTAATTTTACATCAATACCTGTGTCCATTATGCATTTGGTCTTCTAAACTGTTTGCAGACTCCAGTTTCAATGTTACCTGAAGCAAAGAAAAATTTGATAGATGTGATTGCTTCCGTAGCAGTGTTATAACCGCCAAACCATCCGTTACCTATTTCATCACCTACGTTACTATGACCAAACATAAGGCCACCAACACAAGTTATTGTGCTAGATTCGGCTGGATCATAAACTGTAAGCTCAAGGGCAGCAGTTCTTTCATTGGCAGCAGACCCCATGCTATTGTAAGATAGTATCATATTTGAAGACCATTCTCCGCTATCTGTTGAGCCACCATCATGTCTACCACCGCCTATGCCTCTATAGTTAGACGTTCTATAAGTTGGCCCTGCTATACCAAGTTGTGATTGAAAATGCACATTATCTGAAACTGGAACCAGATTTACCCACTGGTAAAGGTAATCGTATCCAGCAGCCATGTTAGTAAAAGAAACATCAGCATCACCAGCCCCATCACTCGAACCAACAAACTCAAACCCACCTAATGTTCCTAATGTTCCATCAATTAAACTTTTATCTACTTTTGTAGTTGCCATTAATTTCTCCTAACTCACGTTACGACCATATGCTTTTATGGTTCCACTAGCGATATTTCCGCTACTAAATAAAAACTGTAATCCGTCAGTATCTTGAGCAGTTAATCGCATACCAGAGCCAGTAAGTATGTTGGAATAACTAGAACCACCAGCGTCCCCATATATTGACCAACCAGCAACAGTTCTAACTGTTGTCACATGAGGAAAAAATAATTCAAATCTACCATGTACGCCAGCATCAGCCGTGTCGTTTCCTATATATGCTTTAACTGAGTTTAAATCCCCACTTAATGCGATTTCCGTATCCGCAGTATCGTGGTCGCCAGTTGCTCCGTCTGCATTGTTATTTATCAAAAACCACGAATAATCACTGGCTCCATTGTCGTAACTTGACCCACCATCAGTAGAAAATCTAGCGTGCAGATACACGTTGTTAGTGGCTGGTTTTACCGAATGAAATACAAACTCATAACTGTCATACTTAGATGAGTCGAATCCAGTAAAGTTATAACTCGCAGCACTTGAAATATCTGTGTCAGAAATAAGTGTTATAGGACTAGCAGAAGCCCAAGTGCCATCTCCTTTTAATACTGTACTAGATGAAGCAGTACCAGTGGCACTTATCATTCCTACGTCTATTTTAGTTTGAGACATTAATTTCTCCTACGGCTTTGGATATTTATCTTTTACGGCTTTGATAGTTTCTTTCCACTTATCAATTCCGTTGTGATAAATATTGTCTAGTTGGTCTTCCCATGACGGATACTCAGCCCTTCGTTTTTCTTCGTATGCTGTTGCAGTTAAGTGAGTTTCGTATTCAGCTTTCCATTTAGCAATGTCACTATCAGATGGAATACCGCCGGGAAATTTTGTAATAACGCCATCTTTTGTCTCCATTCCAGATTGGTGGTTATGTTTCCAACCAATAATTTC